CTCCTACCTTAACTATCATAGGTAATATTTTTCCATCATCATTTATTCTACCATCTCCAACAGCTAGCACGATTCCTTTAGTAGGACGTTCTTTTGTGTCGTCAGACAACCGTAATCCTGATTTAGTTTTTAACTCGTCTTCAATTTTTTTAACAAGTAGTCTATCTCGAATTGGGGCAAACTCAATCATATATTTTCCTTCAATTACTGTTTTAAAGATTATTTTTTAGCAAGTCTTTTTCTTCTATATAGATATGACTAGCTTTAGAGTATATTTATGGAGCCTGTTTTTAACAACTGTTCATTAATGAACAACAAAAGACTTAATAGAAATTCATTTGTTATTTTCTTTAATTATAGTATCTAATGTCATCCTAGTTTTATATATTTGTTCTCTATGATATGAAAATAAATTTGGTCGCAGATCACCCACTGTTCTAATTCTGTGCGCTTGATCTAAATCAGCAATATATTCTTTTAATTTTTTTAACAAAAGATTAGCTTTATCTCTAGCTTTATCATTTTTTATTTGTCTAATTTTTATTTTATAAAAATTTAAATCTTGGATTATCCTATTAGTTTTTAGTAGTATAGGTAACATTATTGAATAAATTTTTCTTGTAATAATATGTAAATATCTTCTTCGTTATTACTATCGCTTACTTCGTTAATAGATCCATTGCTTGTAGTGCAACAAATTTGATGTGGTGTGAACGCAGGGATATCAATAGTTCCGCCTTCGTCTAAAGATGTTTCTTTAAAATCTCCGTTTGATAAATCAACAAATCGAATTTTAAATTTACCACTATTTACAAAAAAACTTTTGTTTTTCAGCTTATGAAAAATCATATCTGTATTACTAATTTTATCAAAAACAAAAATTTTTCCAGTGTAAGTTTTTTGCATTGCCCAATGTAGTTCATACCCCCATGCAGTTTTTTTAACAGAGTTCGTCATTGTTTTTTTCTAATAATTGTATTAAATTTATTACTGTTTGTAATTTTGCTTGATTAATTTTTGTATTTAATGTGTTTCGTAACCCAGGATGTAAAGGCTTCGGCCACATAGAAAGTTTTACCCAAGCATATCCATCATGTTCTTGATTTAAAATAGGTAAAAATTCATTCTCAACTATACACAAATATGTATGGAACAAAAAATAATCATCATTACTAACAAATGTTTCTAAAGGTATAGATTTAATAATATCAATGCAGCCTATTTCTTCTTTTATTTCTCTAACAAGCCCTGTCCACGGTGTTTCACTAGCCTCATTAGTTCCGCCTGCAAGTCCCCATAAATTACCATTCTTACCTTGTGCTCTATGTAGGAATAAAAATCTTTGGCTATTTTTTGCATATAATAATGCCCCACTACAAACAATTTTCTTCATACAGTAGTTATATCAAAATTGGATACGCCAACTGCCATTTGGATACTCTCCTTCGTATGACAATACCCACTCGTTGTTTATAAATTTGTATTGGACATTTGTATTAAGATTTGTAGTGTAAACAGGATCTCCAACATGTTCACTTGCATCAAAAACAATTACCCATTTACTTCCGTCCCATTCAACTATATCATTTATGTCAGCATAAAAATCTGTGTTATCATTGTTTTTCCATCCGTTAGGGCCATTAGTGTTGTCTAAATCTCCTAATGGACTATCTAAAAGTATCAATCGTAATCCGGCAAATTTTAGATTTTCTGGATTTGTTTTTGTAGGATCTATGATAAAATCTATTTTGGTTTTATAACCTGTTGGACCAGATATAATTGAATCTGTCGGCAAAGAATCAATATCCCACGTTACAAAAAGTTCTTCTGCATTTTTTGGATTTATCGACACAGTACCAATAATATCATTTTCGTATACAGTTTGATATAATCTAATTTCCGTAATATTATCTACATACTGTTCTGGATAATTTAAAAAGTATTCTATCCAACTAAAACTATTACTAGGTTTTGTTTTATCTAATAATTTTATTGTAGTTCCAAGGACAAGTAAGTCAAAATTCCCCACAGTAGTTGCTACAACTGAATCAACTAAGTCCTTAGATGCAGTTAGGTCTCCATATTCTACAATTTCATTTCCATTTTCATCTATAACAATTTTATGTACTGCGTCAGACTTAAATCGATTTTCTGAATATGCTAATAATTCAGGCATAGTTAAATTTAAATCTACATTATTTGCACTCTCATTAAATATACTTGTGATTATTTGATGAATTATTCCAAGCTTTTTTACCTTAACAGGCATAGAAATATAGATAGGTGTAGACAATGTTAAAGATGCAATATCTATTTCACTTTCTGTACTAGCGCCTATACTTCTACTGCTAAAGTTTATTTGATCTAAATTTAGAACAGATAAACTTGTCCAATCAATAAAATTATCTGTAGTTTGGATTTCTAAACTAGGATTGAACAGCATTAAAATTTGTTCAAGTATTTGTAATTTTTGATCTGTATTACTAGACCAAATATCTACATTCACAGATAACGTATAGGGACTTGGCATTAATTTTTCTACAGTATAGCCTTTGCCTTTTTTATTATTGTATTCTTTTGTTGCTGAATCATATTCTCGTTCAACTAAATTTGTTTTTCTAACAAATGTACTGTCACCAGTTCTTTGTCTATCCATTTCTAAATTCGTTATGTAAACAGACATTTTAGGAACACTTAAAATTTTTAATTCTGAATTATCTTTTAGAATACTTCCTACTTGCCTAGCCAAATCTCCATAAACTACAGGAATTTTCTTTATATTTCCATCTATATCTTTGTGAGAAAAATTACTAAAGACCCTAACAATCTGTGTAATATATCTTCTTATTTGACCATCATAAAAATGTAACATACTTACTATCCTTAGACATTATCAGGTTTTGCACGTAAAGCTTGACTGAGGCTTTGCCGTTCATCAAATGTCTCATCTCCTATTGTTGTCTGATTTGTATTATTCACAAAACTTGTTCTGTGCGTTTGCCTATCATCTGTATTACTTAGTGTCATTCTACTTACATCTTCTATTTTTCTCCACTGGTAACCATCAAATCTAAACAATCGTTGTGGTTTTGTATCTGTACGTAAATAATAATCACCTTCTATACTTCCATCCGGAAATTCAATACCATATCCGAAATATTCTCCATTTGGTGGTATACCATCACCAGTTAAATATCCAATATATCCATTTCTTTCTGGGGTTTGCATTACACGATCAGCTAATTCATTAATTGTGCTTGCATCTAATGTTGTTATGTCAGCAGTAACAATATTTACACTGCCGTCTTCTTTCCTTGCAACAGTAAATAAATGCGATACATCATATCCAGACAATTTAGCATTAACTTCTGCTTGAGCAACAACAGCGTCGTTTATTTGCATGTCCGTTTCATATGTTGATAACAAGTCTCTCAAACTACCTGCTGCAGGAGCTTCTTCATCCATTGGAAGATCTAATATATCTTTAAATTCTTGACTATCAACAATTTGTTTACATTTTAATCTATATAGATGAGGATACCATGTAGGACTATATCCTTCTGCTGCTCTACTTATTTCTTCAACAACATAGTAACTTTTTAAAGCAATTTGAAAGTCATTTGCAGCATACTCATCTTTCATATGTGGTAATTCAATCACATCTCCGCTCATAATTTTCCTACCAATGGTTTTTACCACACTGTTTATATGAACTGTTAAAAATATTGTATCATTACTAAGGAATAATCCAAATTGACTTAGATTAAAATCTATATCTTGTACATTATAAATACCGCGAATTCTATAGATGTTTTCATCGTATTTTCTATCACGATTTTCTAAAAATAACAAATCTTGTATATTTGTTTCTCTTACAGCATCGTAATGCGGCACATCATTTGTACTTTCTTCTAAGCTTGGATTTTTTGGACCAAGATATTTGTGTAAATGTAAATCGGTCCCCCCAACTGTAAACATTTCTAAAATTCTATTGTCAATAAAATTGTAATCATTACCTTTTGTAGGTTTGTATAAAGATATTCTAGGCATATTGTATTTATCGTCGATAAATACAATAGGAGACCTAAAAATATGACTGAAATAGCTACGTTAAGACAAGAAGTTTACGATTACATTCACAACATGTTAGGTGGAGGAATGGTAGATGTAGAACTTGACCCTGTACATTATGAAACTGCATTAGACAAAGCTTTATCAAGATATAGGCAACGGAATGAAAATAGTACAGAAGAAAGTTATTTTTTTATGCCAACTATTGTAGATCAAAACACCTATACACTTCCAAAAGAAATTTTAGAGGTAAGACGCATATTTAGACGAAGTATAGGATCTAGAACAGGCGGCGGTGACGGTGGTAGTATATTTGAGCCATTTAACTTAGCATATACAAATACCTATTTACTTGCAAGTTCTAATTTAGGCGGTTTAGCAACCTATGATTTTTTTAGTCAATTCCAAGAACTTGTAGGAAGGATGTTTGGATCTTTTATAGAATTTAATTGGAATAGGACAAGACATATATTGACCATATTACAACGTCCTAGAGCAGAAGAAACTCTGTTACTTGAATGCTATAACTACAGACCAGACGATCAATTATTAAGTGATTATATGGGTAATGTTTGGATAAAAGACTATGCTTTAGCAATGTGTAAAATGATGCTTGGCGAAGCACGATCTAAATTTGCTACAATAGCCGGACCACAAGGCGGTGGACAACTGAATGGTGATGCATTAAAAGCCGAAGCACAAGCAGAAATGGAAAAATTAGAACAAGAAATTTCTACAGCAGTTGCAGGCGGTACAGGATATGGATTTATTATAGGCTAGAAATCTGGTATTAAATCTCCTTGCTTCCATTTTACTCCTTCTTTGTGTAAAATACGTTGACAATTTGCACAAATTGTTTTTAAGTTAGAAAATCTACAATTTTGTAAATTTCCATCTATATGATAGACATTAAATTGTTCTGGATACGGACTAGTAAATTTACATTTTTCACAAAAATTTTTTTTTGTGTATCCGCTAAATTTCCACTTAGGTATTCCTACGCCTAGACTTGATGATTTCAAGCAAGTATCGCATTTCTTCCTATAATATATTTTATTATTTTTTTTATAGTTGATTGCTGCAGGTCTAAAACCACAAATACATAAAGGTCTCATATAATATTTACCATACCTTTTGTATACCTTTTTATACTGGTTATCCAACCCAATTTTTCTTAAATCCAACTAAATACTATTAATAGAATTAGCCTAATAGGAGAATAACATGGCACTAGTATCACCAGGAGTAGAAGTAAAAGTTGTTGACGAGAGTTTTTATATACCAGCACAACAAGGAACAGTTCCGGCACTGTTTATTGCAACGGCAAGTAACAAGCCTAATGGTGCAGGTACAGGAATTGCAAGAGGAACATTAAATGCAAATGCAGGAATACCTTATTTGATTACATCACAACGAGATTTAGTTGACACATTTGGAGATCCGATATTCCAAATTGATGCCAACAACAACCCGATACATGCAAGCGAATTAAACGAATATGGGCTGCAAGCAGCATATTCATATCTAGGAATAGCCAACAGCGCATGGGTAGTAAGAGCAGACATT